CCGTAAAAAATATCATCGAAGTTGCAACAAGCAGAGGAGCGTTCAAAGCAGCAGAATTGGAAGCAGTTGGTAAAAGTTTCAACAAACTAAATTCCTTCCTTGAAGCTGTATCTAAAAAGGAAGGTTAAAATGAAAAGTCTTAAACACATAGGAAGAATTCAAAACACAGGTGCCAAAGTATTGGTGGTGTTTAGAACTCTTCCTGGAGAGTCAAATATGGCACTTGTGTTACCTGTGGCGCAGTTGCCAGATCAATATCATGATTCGATCATGACTTTAGTCGAAACTGAGCAGGCGCAGGATGCGTTTGAGTTTGGCGAAATCATGCATATACGCCCATTTCCAGATGGCCGGCCTATGCTGCGAGCCATGCAAGCAGATAATAGACTAGTAAAAGTGGCTACAGACACTGTGATGATGACACCTACTACCAACGACACCGTGGTTTTAGCTAATCTTAACACATTGATAGCAGAACAGAAGAACTGTACTGTGGACGAGTTATGCACATTTGTATCAGGTGCTCCATCCGCGAAGGCCGAAGTCACTGAGGTAGCTTCAGTAAATGACACAGCACCCGCAGTTGATTCTGATATTCCTGCACCTATCAGAGCACAAGCTGATACTAACTCTGCACTCAGTGACAAGGATCTAGCAAAATCATATCGCAGTCAAGCTGATGCTATGTACAAAGAAGCAGCAAGATTGCGTAAAGAAGCAGAAGATCTCGATCCTACAGTAAAAAAAACTAAGAAGGTAGAAGAAACTGCTGATGCCTAATCCTTTGTTCAAACCTCCGCGCCACCTTGTAAAAGAATGGCCGGAGGTTTTTGAAGATCTCTACATGAACACCATGCCTGTGGCCTATCTAGATTCCGTAAGACTAGATTTCACGGATGGTAGAGTGTGGGAAATAGATGTAAAGGATGAATTGACAAAACAGACTCCAGACGGTATTGCCGAGATTCTGCTTAACACACTCCATGAATACAAAGATGAAATCAAAAAAATTGATTTCAAAGTCGATGTAACCCGTCTAAAAAAAGATATTGTTAGCTCAACTAAAGATATTTTTTAAAAATAGTAAAACTCTTGAATTCCACCTATACGTTTATCAATAATATTAGAAATAATATTGTGTGTAGGTGGTGTAAAGAATTGCCAACTGGATTGTTTAAACGTTTCTTTATCACCATCATGAATTCTAATTTGTCGAAAGTCGTTGCTAAATCCCACTTTATTATTTAGAAACATATTGTTCCCTTGTCCAACGGCTAACTGATTTCGTAATTCGCTCAATGTCTGCGGAGTTAAGTTTAAGACATCTTCTATAGTTGGTGCAATCCAAGTTTTTTTATCTAGGTGTAATGCATGAATAAAAAAATCACTATCATAATGAGGATAAGGGTTACTCCAAGGTAACACAATACTTGGAATATTTAATGTATGTGCTATATGATGAAGCCCACCTTCATATCCTATAACAAAATCACAATGTTCGTTTAACATATAGATTTTATCGTTCAATCGTAGCGCATTACTATCTAAACTTATTAAATCATACCCAGCAGATAGTAAAAGATTGATAATTTTTAAATTTGTTTCTAATGGCCACATTTTTCTTTCTGGCCAAGAATTTTGTTTCTTTTTAAATTCAGCCTGCGTAAATGGGCCGTGATTTGGATCATTTATAGTTTTACGCTTATCGTATAATGCTAGACCAACACAAGGTTTTTTTACATCTTCGGTTCTAATTGGAAAAGACTTATCGTGATAGATAATATGATCAGAAGTAATATAAGGACTAAAAAATTTACTAATATCTGTAATGTCTACTCTATCTCCTAACGGATTGTCAGGAAACTCGAATCTAAATTTATCTTTTGGAACATCATAACAATCTACAACATATTGCAATAATGCCCTTTCTGATTCCGTAGTGCCATCTACTTGCCACACAACCGGGTTTTCTATACTCACCATCGCCGACACAGAAGATATCACTGTGCCGAGGCCGCCTAGTTTAATTTCTTTAAATACTATTTCGTTCGTAGACATGCTTTAACAACCATTCTGCAATTTTAACATGGCCAATAATTGACGGATGTTTGTGTTTTGTGTAATAATTTTCATAACCGACTGGGATGTTTAATCTTGTATGATATGGATGTTTTTGATTTGTATTCCACGTGTCATTGATAATATCAACAACAGAATTTCCTGTTTTATTTTCGCAAGAGATCAATACATCTGAATTAAAGTTAGAAAACTCCTGCCTAGAAGAAAACGATAACACATTATCAAAAAGATTAATAGCCTTGATACTTATGTTAAATTGAGTTTTAAGTTTTTCTAATATAGAAATTATATAGAAAAAATCTAATTCGTTAATAAGTTGTATATCACTGATAAATGTTTCTCTATCTGCCATGCACGGACCGTATCCATAGTCACTTACTTTTTTAAATTCCACTAAAGAATTTCTATCTCTAGTTATTGTAGTGATTCCAAAAAATACATAATCATTGGGTTTGATAGTTCCGTTTAAAAGATTAAGAACCAATCTATCCAATTGTGGAAAGTTTCCTGAACCACGTTCGGCATAATTAAAAAATGGCATTTTTAATTCTTTGGCAATTAGAGAAGCAAAACTAACATTGTATTTTAAGTGTTCTAATCGAGAGCTGTACGAATCCTGATACTGATCAAAATCGTCCAGATCCCCAACAACAAAGCTGTCTCCAAATGCATGAAAGTTCATAATGACTTTGATAACTCCGGCCACAGATCTTCGAATATAAACTTTTTATTAGACAACTGTTTTTCTATATCGTTGGTCCATTTAACAAAATACGAATTTTTATCAACTCCGTTATCTAAACTTTCAATTAATCTAGTTTTAATATCAATTAGATGGTCGATGCCCGATGCATTAGAATATTTAAGTTGGCATCTTTCAATTTCCTCTATTGCCTTTAATCTTAAATCTTTTGATAATGTAAAGACATTAAGTCCATCTATGTTTTGAATTACACACCAGTATACTTCTGTAAACATGTTATCTGCAGTGATAAAATCATAAAATTCTACCAGATTAAACGCAGAGTATGCACAGTATAATGGATGGGCATTAAATGTTAAAGACGGGGCTCGACCTTTAACATACTCTATATTTTTAATAAACTGCTCCCAAGATGCATTATGCCTAACATACTCGTACCTAGAACCCACTGTTTCAAAACTAACACCCCAATCAGCATTTGGTTCTTTGATAATTTGATTTGCTATTTTATTATTATGCAGTGGCAATGCTAGATTGGTTAATACATAATATCTTTTATCTTTTAATATTGTTATTAATCTAGAATTTTGTTTTTGTAAAAACGGTTCACCACCTAACAAATTAATATCTTTAACAAAATCTTTATTTTTTTCAATATATAAAAATAACGATTCTTGATTATCCTCTTGTAAAGTATTAATTTTAATACCTTTGATGTTCGACCATTGACTACTAAAGTATTCGTAACAGTAGTTACAGGCAAGATTGCAGGTATTACTCCAACGTAAGTCAAGTTTTTTTAATTTAAAATATGTTTTATCTAACTGGATAGGCACGTAGCTATCGTAATTATTTTCAACATTAGTAGATCTTTCAGATCGGCCGCCCATTAATTCTATTTCGTTGCACTGACTACACTGCGGATGCCACTGATTGTTTATAATTGAATCTCTCACTGATTGAGCAGCATTACTGTTCAGAATTGTTTCTATAGAACTGTTGTTGAGATTGCCTAGATCGGTTCTAGCAGAGCAACAAGTTTTAACTCCAGAATCCGCTCCTAGAAAAATTGTATCAAAGGGAAAACTACAAAATGTTTCTTTATTCATGTTTTAACATCTCAAAAAGGTGCTCTTTTTATTTTTGACATACAGTTTTATCGTTGATCTCGTGTGTGAAAATTCTATCTATGCTACTATGCACTCCGCAGGTATCTGCACAATATGATAGACGGCCGTCTTCAACAGTATCTTTCTTCCAAGAATCTGCAAATACACGATCCAGATGTCCTTGATCTAAAATTTCCTCTAGAGAATGATTATTCAAATCAAATTTATCCCAACCATAATCATTCATATGCTTGTGTAATTGTAATGTTCTTGTATCAGTGTATACACCGTTTAAATGTGTTCCGACGTAACAGCAAGGCATAACTCTTCCAAAATTATCAACAAATATTTCTTTGCCACCTTGCCAAACTTTAGATTTACAATTAATATTACAATTATTATACTTAGTATTATCTTCTAGTAATATTCGAGTTTCGTACACTGAAGAAACTTGCTGTTGAAAATTCTTTCCCACTGATTTTTCAATTTTCAATTTTCTATAATCTTCAAGTTTGAAGGGATAGAATTTTAAAGGTTCAACGCCTTCTGGTTTTTCTAAATTTCTATTTTTAGCTTCAACTGGTGCTTCAATAACATATTCCAGTTGTCCGTTTTTATCTAGTACAGGAAGAGGTTTTAGTTTATTTCCTTGATCCACGCCTAGTGATTTTTTAGGAATAAACTCGGTAAATCCTAAAGTATTTGCTAACTGCTGTGCTTCTATTATTTGATGCTCGTTGTGTTTAAAAATTAAATAGTCCCACATTGCGATGCCACCAGCATCGATGAATGATTTTACATTGTCTGTTAATATTTTCCAATTAACATTTCTTCTGTATAAATGATTCGTATCTTCTAAACCATCAATACTAAATGTAACTGACCAATATGCATCTTCGTTGCGAGGATGTTTAGAAAATAATTTTCCTAATTTTGACCACCACTCAGATTTTCTCATCCCGCCATTTGTGTTAATACGAACAGCAGTATTCTTACTAACGCTATCTATGTATTCACAAATTTCATACATATCTTTAGCAACACATGGGTCGCCATGAACTCCACAGAACAAAATTAAGTTGCATTTTTTAATAATATGAGGTGGAAAGTATTCCTTAAATTTATCAATGGTTATTTGTCCAATTTCTAAATCAGGTCTTGTCAACGGGCTATTATTATGAAACCTAACACACATAGGACAGGCAGCATTGCAGGCGTTTGTTAACTCAATATGCATTTGAGTTAATTCACGGTTATTCCAAAATTCTGTCACGGTATTATCCTGTAACTTTACTGTATTCAATAAACGTTTTATAAAAATCTTGATTCCTGTATTCATCATGTTTTTTTATTGTTGAAATAAATGTTTTCCAGTCAGCTTCATTATAGGTTCCGTTTTTAATAAATCCTATAATTCCAGTCAGCTGATACCATACATTCTGATATTCTTTTGGAATTTGCTCAAGACGTTTAATTACAAAATCTTTAACATCTTCCGGCATTTTACCTATATTAAAATGTGAAGGAGCGTGAACTAAATTTAAGTATATCCCGAGATCAGAATACGATGTGTAATACTCATCTAAAATTTCCGGCAAATAAAAAATGTTGATAGAGCTTAATGTAACACACCAACTGATCGACATGTTGTTATAAGTGTCTTTATAGTTTCTTGCATGTTGCATATTAACGCAGACTTCATCCCATTTGGCTGGAAATCTCATGTATTCAAAACGTTCGCCTATTCCATCTATGCTAAAACTTAAATTAATAGATCTAAAATGTTGCCATAACTCAGTTTCTTTCGGCCAAGTAGTTCCGTTGGTGTTGTAATGCAGTTCAATGTCTTTTGAATAACCTTTGTCGACACATATCCTAAGTATCTCCCACATCTTTTTACTCATAAACGGTTCTCCGCCATAGAAGTCGAACTGTTTAATGGTGTCTAAATTATTAGCTAGGTCATCCCAAAACGGACTGTCTTCATCGTATTGCTGATGATATTTTTTCATAGTTTCGCCGTATTCTTTAAAAGAAATGTTTTCACTATGATCTAACTCATATGCTTCTTTCATCCACATAGAACTTATACTAGGATGGCAAGTCCTGCATTTAATATTGCAGGTGTTGCCAAGATTCAATTCAAATTTTGCTAGTCCGCTGTATGGTTGTCGATTTTGCCATTGCATTTCGTGAAAGTATCGTTCGTTATCTCTCAACCGTTTGCTTTTTCTTCCACCGTCTTCTTCTTCCCAGCATAACTGACAAGCATTGTCTCTCACACCTTTATCTAAATTATTTCTAATTTTTTTAGCTATGGTATTGTCAAAGTTGTCTCGGATGGATGTTTTACCTATAATTAATTTTTTAGGAAAAAATGTTAACTCATTATATGAATCTTTAATCATGCAACACATTTTTGTGCTACCGTCGTTGTTAGCACTCATGGCATGAAATGCATTTACACACCAGGATTGTTTATTTTTATCGTTTATCATAATTTTCGTATGTTTGTTTACAAAGCTCGTAAAAATCTTTGTATTCTGAAAAGGTCTTTAACAAGTCTGTACCTAAACGCTTATCATTTTCGGTAAAGAAACTGTAAAAGTCTCTTCGTCCTGCACGAATTTTTTCTTCGGGTATAGTTTTAGCTTTCATATAATCTGTAACACGAAGCATTTTTTCATATTCGACATCTGTAAACCATTTTTTATTATCTACAATAAATTGTAGTTGACGTTCTTGATGTACTATGAAATCATCTGTGAGAATGTTAATCATCCAATGTGGTGGTTCTTTCAAGTAGGGTGTATCAAAGGAGACTGACTCAAATCCAAACTTCTCACGCCATTCGATTACCTTTTCTAATAGTTGTTGAAAGTTAGTAACGCATAAGACATTATAGGTACACATTAAATTCACAGTAGCACCTGCCTTGATTACTTCTATCATATTGCGTTCCCAATGATCACATTTAAGTCCTGTACGCATATACTCTGCCTGCTCGCCCCAACTATCAATGCTGGTAAAGAAACCAAACTTACGAATCTTCTTTTGACGAACTAGACTAGTCACTCTTTCAATAAGTCTATCAACACGATCAAAGGTTACACCTAAATTACTGTTAAGTGTAATTTCTAAATGAGGACTTGGCTCTGTTTCTAACAAATCAAAGAATTGCATGGCGCCTGGATTCATTAGAGGCTCGCCACCTGTGATACGAAGAGTGTGCAGATCATGTTTAAGACTAGGCCACCACTTCCAGAATGCTTCAATATAAGGATTCTCATCCTTAGGACCATAGTATGTACCGTTGGTCATAAACTCAATGCCATACTGATTGTAGGTTAGGTCATAGTTGCCGTGTTTTTTAATTTCCTCAGTCCACATGGTGCTTGCTTGTGGACAGCAATAGCCGCAACGATAGTTACAGCCGTTACCAAAGCTGACTTCTAAGTAACGAGGATTAACTGGTGCATCCCAAGGAAGCTCTGCTAATTTTTCAATCATCGGTTCAGAAAAATCACTTGAACTATGTATCATCCTATCACTGATATGCTCACCTGGCAAGTCTTCAATGCTCCAACAGTATTGACATTCGTTAGGTCGACCGCCTTCTAACATGGTCTTACGTTGTTCTTTTTTCCATTTGGTATTATGTAGTGCGCTGGGATCAGCTGCAATTTCATCTAGTCCAATATGATGTGGCCTAGGATGATAACAACTGTGATTGTCGCCTGTGTGTAGATACAGGGTTTGATGCAACCATTTCATTGCACAAAAACCCGGTCCTACTTTGTTTAATCTGTCTTTTACGTTCTTAATAAACGTTACTCTGTTTTCTTGCATTTTGCCTCGCATTCTTTCCAGAAAGTTTCTAACTCTGGAAATGTATTTAAAAAATTTGTGCCTTGACGCTTGTCTTGCTGGCTAAAAAATAAATAAAAATTCTCTTTAGCTAATTCACTGTTAAACCCAGTATCTGATTTAATCCAATCGATCAATCTCTGAACTTTGCTAATTTCAAAATCGCTGAACCCTTTAAACTCGTTCCATTTGGTTTCTGGATTATATTTCATAAACTCAATTGTGCGTTCTAACTCAGAAACTAATTCAGGTAGTAATTTAGGATTCAAAAAATCGGGATCAATTAACTGTGGCACATCAAACCAAACCAATTGACGACCGCTGTTAAATTGTTTGCGTAATTTTAATATATTTTCCATGTATTCGTAAAATCGTGTGTACGACAACGCATTAAAAGTGATAATAAATGTCAAACTATGTTTATCGCTGTTCTGGAGATAATCAGTTACGTTGGTGTATAGCATGTCAAAGTTCATGCCGTTACGTATATATTCGGCTTGTTTGCCCCACGAGTCTAAACTGCAAAACAACATAAAGTGATCAATTGCTGATTTTTCAGTGATTTTCTTCAATGATATCATAAACTTATTCCACTGATTTCCGGGCGGACAGCAATTTGACGTTATAGACAGGTTTAAGGCAGGATGTGGGTGCTCGTGTACATAATCAAACATTTTAAAGGTATTTTTATCCATCAACGGTTCGCCACCAGTCATACGGAACGTTTGTAGCTTTGGATAGACTACCGGCATCCATTCCCAAAAGGCTTTTAGATAAGGATTGTCGGGACCGTTGTTAATATTGAGTTTTTTTACCCATGTAATATCATTGTGCCATCGATCAGATAAAATGACAGCACCGTTTTGTTCTATGTCCTGCTGCCATGCTGTGCTTAGGTGAGGACTACAATAGCTGCATTTAAAATTACAGGCCTGATTGAAGTTTACTTCGACATATCGAGGTATTGCATTGCCTTCAAATCCCAATGCCTTGGCTTCCTCAATTAGTCCGTCTTCGTAAACGTCCTTACTGCGATATGCACGATCGCTGAGTTGATTGCCACTGTCTTCGATTTGCCAACAAAATTCACATTCTTTAGGACGAGTCCCCTCAAGCATCTGTTTACGTTGATCTTTTTTATACTTGGTATTATGCAATGCACTTACATCAATCACTATTTCGTCTAATGGAATTTGATGTGCTCTAGGGTGATAACAACTATGAGTCTTTCCTGTGGGAATATGTATGCTAACGTTATACCATTTGGCAAGACAAAAACTAGAACTGACCTTGTTTAGTTCTTTATATACATATTCAGCGTCAGCAAGATAACGAGATTCATATCTACCATTAATCTCTTTAAGTTCATTGCCTTTTATATTACGATTATATTCCACTAAACTGTTCCTGTAACCATTCAAAGTCATTAATTTTATTAAGAGCGTCTGGATTGTTTTTATTAGTTTCGCCGTAATGTCTACCCGCCTGTGCTCCGGCAATTGCATATGCACCAAACGGTTGTTCAACACCAACTGAACACCATATGTTCAATCGTAGTTTAGTTTCTTCTTCATACTGCCTTTCAATAACACGACTAGCTAGTTTACAACATTCTCTAAAGGCCGATCTCCATGTTACAAACTCATCAGTATTAAAAGAGTTAATGTTAGACACAGTATTCATGGCTTTAAACTTATCAGATATACTGGTTGTCATATCCGAAGTATTAACGTTCATATTCAATGTTAGGTGTCTTGGTAATAATTTAACACCACCGTTACCGTATTCTAAATTGTTAATAGGATTTTTACTTTGCCACACATGAACACAATCTATATCATAGCTCGACATCACTGTATCAAAACTAAAACTGTCTTCAATTATTGCATCGCCGTCGACAATCCATACCATGTCAGTATTACATATACTTGCTGCTTTGATATGTGCATTGTGAATTCCTTTTACTCCATGCACTCGTTTAGCTCTAGGGCACATATCTATTAATTTTTTATAGTTTTCATCAGCGTTGGGTTCGTTATAAGAAATAAAAACAACATCATATAAACGATGTTTAGATACTAGTCGATCATGTTCTTTTTTCTCAATTAAAAATCTATGTTTAAATTCTCGTTGTCCTATAATTTTATCTTTAGACAATAATACTAGCCCGTTAGTATGAATTTCTTTACCGTTGAAGAGATGTTTAAATGTATGGTTTTCTGTACGATCGTGATCATACTTTCCATCGTTGGGTTCAAAATATAGATCAAATACAGATTCATCTATTATATCTATCTCAGGCCATATCCCCCAAAACATCGGCTGTGTTTCATTTTTTAAAATGTCTGTGTAGTTGTCGTATGACGAAAGAACATATCTATTATATCTATACCGACTAACAACAGTTGTATGTTCTTTTTTGTCTATTAGATATCTACGGTTAAATTCTTTTTGCGAAATAACTTTTTCTTTTGAGAATAAAACTAGCCCGCACAAATATGTTTCTTTGTCATTGCATAGATTTTTAAACACGTGATTTTCTTTTCTATCATGATCATACTTTCCATCATTGGGATCAAAATATAAATCAAAAATTGTTTCATCTATAATGTTTATTTCAGGCCATATACCCCAAAACATTGGCTGGGTTTCTGTTTCTAAAAGCTGTTTGTATTCATCATAATTAGAAATGATATGCTTTGGATATCTAAATCTGCTAGCAACTATATCATATTCTTTTTTGTCGATGGCATATTGTTTGTCAAATTCACGATTTGACAACGGTTTATATTTGCTGCAAAGAATTACACCGCTGAGATATGAAGCTGTATCATTGCACAGATTTTTAAATACATGATTTTCTCTGCGATCGTAACTGTTATGATGACTAAAATATGTTTCAAACAATGTAATATCAGTTACAACAACTTCCGGCCATACTACCCAGAACATGTCATCTGTAATTTCTTGATACTCTTCAAATGATGCAGGATAATATTTGTTATATTGTTTTGGATTACTAGCAACTATGTCAATTTCTTTTTTAGCTGTAAAAAATCTGTGGTGAAACTCACGCTGAGAAATTGTCAGTGATTTAGGAAATAAACATATTCCATCGTAGTGCTCATTGTTTTTGAAGACATGAACATACATATCGTCCCACTTGGTAACTTTGTAATCTAGCAAATTAAATGATGTTAACTCTACATCGTCCCAGATAACCCAGAACATTGTTGTAAAAGATTTAGATTGTATTTCTTTATGTGATTTTATGTTTGTGAGTCGCTGGGCAAGGGGGTACCTAGACTTTATTGTTTTCCAGTCGTTGTCATTTCCGTTGCTTGCTGAAACATAAAAAATATCATACATTCGTAGGCACCGGCATCTTAAAATAAGTGTCGTTTAAATTCATTGTTTCATTATACAAATCTAAAGTAAATTTACTTTGCTGTGCATCAAGAAAAGGCCAGTCTAATCCTAGACCCATTTTTATTTTATCGCCTAAATTTTTAATCTCATCTACTAACCCGTCACTGTTCGCTTCTTGATAAGGTTTTCCATATTGATTCCATATGTCTCTAAGTATTTCAAAATCTCGAACATCAACATAATTCCACTGTGTGCAATTGGCCATCCATGTTCCTAGTCTAGCCCCATAAACTGCATAGATTCCATTTTCTTCGTGGGCTCCAACTGTTGACCACATGCGCAGTCTATGAATATTGTGCCACCATATGCGTTCTTGTATTTCTTGAGGTGGAACTTTGACACCGTCAAGTAAGGTCATTTTAACACCTTCACGGAATCCTGCTCGCCAGGCTTGAAATGGTGATCCTGTAATAATACTTTCACTGAACGCTAATGGAAAATTTCTATATCCATCTTCCCAACAAAAATCTACCTGGCCACGATCGCTGTTAGAATTTTCATGCGTCTTCATGTTGAGAACAAAGTCTTTTTTCCAGATTTTCAATCCGCCATTGCCGTATCGAAGGCCATTGATTGCATTGCGGCCGCACCAACCATAGACCTGTATCTTAGGATCACTCATGTCAAGGTCTATGTTGAAAAATCTAGGATCTACAATGTTGTCAGCATCAACAGTGATAAACCAATCTGTTTCGCTGGCCTCTGCAGCAGCTTTATGAGCATGATCAGATCCTTTAACACCGTGAATACGTTTAGCCCAAGGGACTTTGTTGCACAGATCTGCATAATGCACATCAGCATTAGGTTCGTCATAGCTAAGGAAAATCACATCAAATTCTATAACTTTCATTTGTATTCTATCAAATAGTTTTTAAACAATCTACGTGTATACACACTGAATCTATCATATTCTATGTTTTTAATTGTCACAGTATGGCCTACTAGATCATTTAGTTTAACAGAAAACATCTCAAAAATCAAGTTAGGATCGTTGTAATCTGTGATTAAAAAGTCCATATCAGTGGTGCCATCCCAAATAAATTTTCTAGCTTTGACACTGCCTTTGTGTTTTTTGGTGCCGCTAAACTCAGCGGACAGCTGAACTTTCAAACATTTGCTTTTTGAATTATATGTTAGATGTATGTCAGATTCGAGTTCTTCCGAATATTTGATATCAGGAATTCTGTGCAACACATCATCTAATTTGATTAGTGTCTTTTTTTCAGCTATCTCTAACTGCCCCGAATTCACATTTACTTGACAGTTGTGTATCTGTGTTTCAGCTGAGATTATAGATTCAGCAATTTCTTGTGAGATCTGTACTACATGCTTTTGATCTACGAAAGCATGATCTGGTCCTACACTGATCACCTGACCTGTATTTGGATCAAATACTGCTACATACTGAGTGATTGGTGGTGTATATTCTCTCAGCCATTTGTCAAAATCTTCTATAGTTTCCATGCTTTAGTCTCCAAGATATGTATGCATTCATCTGTGATTTTATTTTTTTCCACATAATGCACAATATCATTCTGTTGAAAATTTCCTATCTTTAATCTAGAATCTGCATTGAGATAAAATCCCACATGATCACTCCATATGTCAGCCGGCCAAGGCCAGTTTTGTAGCATTGGTTTCATATGCACTATTCGAGGAAAAGGTAGATCGTATGCGATATCGTCAGTGATGTCTAGTATGTTAGCAGCCAGTGCGAATGCCTCGTCTGTACCAACAACCTTGGGTCTATATTCATTTAAAAACTGATTGGTAAATTCACAGGGGTTTTTTAAAATCTGTCGGCCTAATTCAAAAAATTCTTGGCATAGCACAGAACCTTTAGAGAAAAAAGTCCACATAGAGTATAAATCCGGTAGACAATTCCTGTCAAAAGTTTTTCTGTATGTGCGATCTGTAATTAATTCACCCCTATAAGTGTAGACCTGATTGGCCACATATAATTCGCTGTTGGCAATAAAATAATCAATCCAATGACTGTAATCTCGTAGGAATAACATATCGGCATCAAGACAGACTGTGTGATCAAACGGAGACAGTTGGTCCATCCACGATCTGCCATCCCAATATTTCTCTTGGTCCCATTCAATCACTGTGTCAAACACCCAAGGGCTCGACAATTTTGCAAGTGATTCTTTGTTGTCAATTACTAGTGCTACTCTGTCATACCCTGGTTTTTGTGTGGTTTTTATACTCAGGGCTAGAGCATAGGCACACTTGAGATAATCAATGTCGTCATGATGTGCTACAAACAGCAGATATCCAAAATTCATATCAACTCCATTAGCTGTTGTTGATGTCTCAATATGCTTTGTTTATTCATCACATGTATGTCAACTCCAGTTACCGATGCTGCACAATATGTAGCGTCTAATTTATGATCAATCAAGAATGTCAATTTGTTCTTATCAACAGCTGTGAGTATGTCCTTGTCCATTACTGATAACACAGGTGGTAATGTTGGTGTGTTCATATTCTCAAATCCATCTAGTATGTGTTTAGCAACACTAAATGCTATGTCATTTCTGTATTGTCTGTGATCAAATTGAAAGACATCAGCATAGTGCTTGTAGTTTTCTCTGATTAAATTCACAGTGTCAAAAAACAATTTTGATTGTGAATTTTTCGTGAACATCACTGTGGTTGCCCAATACATTTTACAACTGGTTTCACAGACATATCTATCAAGGTATCCCAATCTATCTTTGCTGTAGATATCGTTGATCGAATCACCTATCATTACGTCAGCTTCCACATTCCAATATTTGTTTAGATTATCACTGAATATTAAAAAATCACTGTCTATCAGCAGCGTTCTATCGTAAGGCGTGAGATCCCATACAGAATGTCTGTTGGTATTACAAAATGGTATTTTTTTATTGAGTACACCGTCGTGTAATCCACGTTGGTTATTGGTAATGGGTTTATCTACAATTATAATATGCTCAAATACTGTTTCAACTTGCTGCCATGTATGTGATTCGATCAACCATTCCTTGGTGCTGAGATCCGTAACTAATGAAACTGGTACCTGAAGGTGTTTTTTTGCAAGGCCTCCACTGATCACTGCTAATAATCCGTAATCTACTTCACGGTTATTGTGTGCAAAAATTAAAATGCCATTGGTCATTGTGAGATAAGTTTTTCTACAGATCTAGATTTTTTGATCTTGTCAAATTCTTGAAAATATTCATTGGTAACTTCAAAATATCTACTGAAGATGTCATCACGAAACGCTTCTAGATTTTCTATCAATATGGGATTTTCGTTGACGTCTAATAGCACTATTCCAGAAACTCTACCTTTGGCACATAGCATTTCAACAAATGTCAATAGATTTCTATCAATAGCAAACAGCCCGCCAGAGAAACCATACATCAGTTTGGCAGCTGTGCGTTCTTTGAGGATTTTTTTATGGATTGAAAAAGTCTGCTGATAATTGGAAAAATCCAATACAGCTTTCAACTGTGCGTTCATGCGTTCTCCTTGATAAACTGCGTAGTTTATTTATAGAGAACTATGTGGTCTGAAATAAATTAAGAGCCGGTAACGGCGCCGATCGAAATAGTAGGCTGAGGCACTGTGAATGCTGCGCTACTAGGAACCATGATACCTGTGGCAAATAGTGTGGAAACACTCACTGTCAACGTACCATCTACTTCATCACCTGGCGGGGGGTTGGGACTAAATCCTGCTCCTGAGTCGGTATATCCATCTGTGAACAATACTCTTATTTCACCGCTGGCTGCTGTGCCTCCGCTGTTGGAAGGCACATCAACACATCTAGCTTGTAATCGATAGTTGTTAGCTCCGTAAGGACTGCTGGATGTGGCTGTGTAAAATGTCTGAAAAGTGTTAGTGGTTTTATACCAATTGGTTCCATCGTTGGGGGTGGTGCCTGTGTTAGGCACAGCGCCACCAAAGCTCTGTGTGCCTGCGGAACTGAGAAGAGTTGTCCAACGAGTATTTTGTTGAGTACCTACTCCGCCGGTTCGATTAGCACTGATTCTAATTTTGCCACCACTGTTAAACCAATATCTAGCATCATTGGCATTATTCCAATAAACCTGTATAATGCATTGACATTGACTAACCCATGCTGTGGTTCTGCTTGATGTGGTTACCGCAGTGGTCGCTGACTCACTACCAGCTATCGTAAATCTATTAGTGGTGATGTTGTTTGCCCAATCATCATATTGTTTTTGTGGTACGTCAAGAGTTCCGGTATCAGGAGTAAATGAATTGGTATATCGAATAGTGTTACCTTCTGCAACCACAGCTGTAACCGGATTAGATCCGTTGATATGCTTGTAGGCGTTGATAATGTCAAATCGCAGATTGGCCCACTCATTGATAGTGACTCTAGAGTCTTCATTAACAGCTGTGGACACTATTCTGGCTTGTTGACCGTAACCGGAGTTTCCACTGCCGTTACCTAACACAGCCACAACTTTGTCTCTGATTGAATTATAGTCTGCTTGGATTATTTTACTGTTGACAGCTGGCATGAGAATATTTAAGAGATTATGATGCTACAATGCTTGAAAGTGAATACGACGGTCCTGTTACTGTAAAACTGCCTGATGGCTGTAAAAGTCCTGAGGCTTTGACTTCAGCTATATTCACCGTCAAGGTGCCTACAACAGAATCGCCCGGAGGAGTCGCAGGAAATGGATCAACATACGAATCAGACAGAGTGATACGTATCTGCAGTTGAGTAGCTGTGCCTGTGGAATTATTAGCAACATCAGTTTTGGCTTCTAGCCTATAATTATTCGCAGAATAAGGACTACTAAGTGAATCTTGATAGAATGTTTGGTACACATCGGTCAATGTGTAATAATTGATAATAGGATCAGTGCCGGCTCCAAAGCTGCGTGTGCCAACACTGGCTAAAAAATTCACCCAGGCGTTGACCTGTGAAGTTGCTGCACCAGCTGTAAACAAAGGAGTAATTCTAATTTTTCCTCCACTGTTGAAAAAATATCTAGCTACAGTAGCATTTGTGAAGTTACATGTTAGTGTGGTCTGTGCTTGTGTTGACCAAGGATTGCTATATGTCTGTGAGGTCTTGGCCGTGACTACGGATTGGTTGTCAGCTACGTTGAATCTATTTGCAATAGCTTGTTCTAACAATATGTCGTAATTTGAATTCGGCGAGCCTGGCCCAAACCCAATCGGATCACCAACAGCGACCTGCACCACCGGAGGAATTACCCCATCCTGATGAAGTTTTATATTGATAACGTCAAATCTCAACAGATCCCATTGTGCTTTGGTAATTGAATTGCCGATGAAAACATCTGCAGATTGCACTGTCTGGCCATATCCTCTAGTAGCAGATCCAGTGCCTAACAAAGACTCCGCTTTGTCTTGTATAGTCACATACTGCGAAGCAAATATCGATGTTCCGCTAGTCATTACAGCACCAATACTTCAATTGTGTTATCAGACTGTGTGCTAGTTGATTCCAAAGCAATGGCAAACACATTAGCGTAGTTGCCGTGCGCTGCCATTGCTGTGCCACTTGGACCAGCAATTAATCTATCACCTTTCTGCACCGAACCGTAGGTCTTACACGGTACTCTACCTTTAAGAGCAATATATGTTCCACCTTCGAGATCTTTGTTCATCATAAAAGCAGGATTTGCACTAACTACTCCAATAGCGCGAGTGTTGACATCACCGGCTGTGACTTCTTTGGTGCCGCCTATTACAACCACTGTGCCTGGCACATAATCTCGATCTGCTAGATATTTTTCTGCTAAATCAGCGTAACGAGCAGCTGTGGCTGTGCCATTGAAAATGTTTGCTGTGATATTACCACTGACATCTCTTGCTGCAATACTATATGCAGTTGCAGTAAGTCTAGCGGTTCTATACTGTGTACTAGCGGTGCTGTCATTCCACGTAGGATCAACTCTTGCGTTGGTTCGATCAATAAAAGTTCTATCAACATTGTCTGCAATACCAACAAATTGATTTGCAACCAAATCACCGTTGGAGTTTCTCACAGCAATTGTTGAAATCGCTGACCCTGGCACAGTAGCACTAGGTGACAAATTGTTTAATTGACTGGCATTTATCGCGGTTGAAGCAGATCCTGTGACTGATCCAGTAAGAGTACCAACAATATTAGCACCGGCAAAACCTATCTGTTTTGTTGCAGCATCTATCAATACGTTGTTGTCATTGGCCAGCACATTGCCTTTGTGATTACCTGTGGTATTTCCTGTGACTGCTCCAACTAACGAACCATTGAATGTAGTGGCGTATACATTGCTCCACAGTTTTGTGGTCGATCCTAACGTATAGGCATTGGTAAAACCAGGTTCCACTCCTGTGGATTTCACCACAGCAATGTCTCTTTCGTCAGTGATATCTGTCACCGTAATTCTAAATGTTATGTCATTGCCTAAACGATTTTCAACAATTACATCGCTACCGTCTTCAACTCGTATTCTAAGGTCATTGCCATCACCAACTTGAAATCCAGGATCACCAAAACTAACTTCTGATATAAATGCACTTTCTCCTGTTTTGATATATTGGTCGGCTGTGAATCCACCTAATTTACTAGCATTAGATGCAGTGCCCCAAAATGTAAAATCATCTGAAGATACACCAGTCTGTGATTTAACTAGAGTTATACCTTTCTTGATCACTGTGAAATCGTCAATGGTGTTTTTAGCAGGGTCAAGAGTGAATGCAGTCTTGCTGATCACAGCTATGGTTTTACTGTCTGCTATGACTTTGAGTATGGTGTGGGGACCTTCTGCAGTGGCCAATGTTCCGTATACCACTGCAGGGCTGATAATTGATGTGCCTAGATCTGGGCTAGCTATAGGACCAATTAAAGTGAATTCAGTACCGGTATATGTGTATAATTGTTTGGCAGCTGTGTCCCACCAAAAATCTCCTACCGATAAACCGCTGGGTGCTGATGCACTGGCTTCTGCTCCGCCAGCTGTTTTGAACTTGGCTCCGTCATAGAACTTGAGTTTTTTTGCAGCTGTGTCAAACCAAATTTGTCCAGTTATGGCTTTTGGTGGTGCTGTGATGTTTGCAAAATTTTCTAATAGGTGTACAAAATTCTCATTCTGCACTTCACCATAGCCTGCGTAATTTTTTCCCACCAATCTTAGATCAGTAGTGGTGTCTATTGTACCGTCGGCTACAGACGTTATAAATATCCCATTAAATTTGTTGACTTCATATGCCATGCTATGGACCCCTAATATCTTGTATTTATCGTTGTTATTTTTGTTTCCAAATACCCCAAACTACTACGCACCTATTGCTCTCAGTTCACACCAAGTGCCAATACCTGCATTTGATAACGCAAGACTATACGAAGCTAGATTTGGAACGATAACTGAGAAAAATGCGCCAAAATCATATCCACAAGAGACAACAGCAGTTCCATTAATGGTAAAACCATAGCCGCCGCCGCCTGCGCCGCCATCAGCAACTGATATAGCCACCATTATTGGTCGGCCTGTTGAGTTAGTGTATGTGACTCCCGCTGCTCTTTGGGATGCCATATTTAACCATACTTGCTCAACACCAATAGCTCCTAAAGCAGAGCCTGCGGCTACGGCGTTTTGCACGCCTGTGCCTCCTTTGCTCAAAGGAACTATTTCAGACACGTTTCCAGCAGTTGTAGCAAACGCCACTGACTGACTAGCAATATTGCTAGAGGTGATAAACGAGCCACCGGCCTGTGGGTTTGTAGCTGTTGCTGCGTTGCCTGAACATGATACTGCCGTTACCGCATTAATTGCGGTTGTAGCATTGACTGCGTTTGTAGCATTGACTGCGTTTGTGGCATTGACTGCGTTTGTAGCATTGACTGCGTTTGTGGCTGTAGTTGCGTTTGTGGCTGTAGTTGCGTTTGTGGCATTGACTGCGTTTGTGGCTGTAGTTGCATTGCCTATGAGATTCCCTGTGACTTCTCCTACGAGATTTGCAGTAATAGTACCTGCTGAAAAATTACCGCTGGCATCACGTGCTACCACTTTGCTGGCTGTGTTAGTTGATGTTGCATCTACAGATATTGTCACAGGCACAGACGAATTAAACAAATTCACACTACCGCTAGTAGTGCTGTTGACCATGTTGATAAAACTGCCTTTGTTCAGCTGCTCTAAGATCAATGGTTCCCATGCTGGGCCACCGGTTCTGGCTCGTAGCACATAGTTGTCTGCACCTAGTCCCAAGAAACCTGTGGTAGTTGAGTTGGTCTGTACAGGTATAGCGCCGAGGCCGCCGCCTACTAGATTAGTCGCACGTAGAGCTAGAGTGGATGAATTAGCGTTACCAAAAAAATTGTCTGCATAAATGTCGGCGAACTTGTATCCTGGGATTCCAAGATTAGTGGTGTTATCACCAATCAATGCAGGAGATGATGGACCGCCAAGACTCAACGATGTTGCAGAGTCTACAAAGTTTATGTCTGGCCCAGTTGGCCCCATATCAAAATTTAATCTTCCTGTGACTGATCTGATTGTAGGTATACTTGAATCTACTGATAATCTTAACTGACTTCCACTGCCCACAAATATACCGCTATCGTTCACTGTCAATGTAGTCAGTGTGCCCACTTGTGTTAGAGAACTCAATGTCACAGAGTTACTAAGACTATTACCAGTTAAGGTTCCGGCATTGACTGGAACAGTGATATCAGAACCTCCATCAAATGCCACACCATTTATAGTTCTAGCAGTGGCTAATCTAGTAGCTGTGTTGGCATTTCCAGACAACTGTGCGCCAATAAATTGTGTGGCTTGCACAGTATTGAAAGTACTAACTCCGCTGGTTGCTGTTACATTGCCAGTGAGATCTCCGACAAAATCTGCTGTTATCGTGCCTGCTGAAAATCCACCTTGTGAGTTTCTAGCAACTACCTTGCCTATGAGATTGGCAGATGATGCATCCACATTCCATGTTCTTTCTACTGCACCATTAAAATCCGATCCTACAATATAATCACCTTTTTTCAATAAATTGGTAGTGTTAGCAGTTACGTTAATATTAGTTGTGGCATTAAATGGTACACCATTGATCAATCTTGCATTAGATAATTGATCTGCTGTAGCAGCATTACCTGTAATACTGCCATTGATCTTAGCTGTAGCAGATAAATTAATTCCTACCTGTAAGACATTGCTGAATCCAGCAACTGACTCACTGGTGTTTATAACAAATGCGGTAGAGGTACATATAGCAAATACAGCACCGTTAGTTTCTAAAAAGATTACAGGCCGAGGATTGCCAGTACTGTCATCCAGAGATCCAGCTCTGGCTCTAGTAGATCCAAATCCGTCTACAGATTCGGGTCCTATAAATCTCCACTCTGTTCCGGTGTATACGTATAATTGATTGATAGGGGTTTTTAACCACAACGCCCCAGAGTTGGTACTTGGCGGAGCAACCGCACTAACAGCAGCCGATCCAATTGGATTCCAATTAGATCCATCGTATGTATAAGCTGTATCATTCGTGGTATTAAACCATATCTGTCCGCTCATCGGTCTCGAAGGGGGAGCTGTGTTAGCAAAATTTTCTAGAAGAAAAACAAAATTTTCATTTTGGGTTTCTCCGTATCCCACATAGTTTCTACCAACCAATCCAAGACTAGTGGTGGTATCCAGGGTACCGTCTGCCAGCACCACCAGTTGTTCACCACTAAACTTGTTTATTACATAGGCCATTTATATACTCCTAATTCATTATGAAGGTAATGATAGATCTGACTGCCATGTCCACACTCCCCCAATTATTTGAAATTCTTTGATAATTCTTGTTACCGATATACTTGCAGCCGCAATAGAGGCTGAGGGGAAACTGATGTTGGTGATTGCTAGGCTACTAGCTCCACCAAGGTTGGTTAGAAATGCTGCTGTGGAAAACGCTGGTGGCAAAGAGTTTATTTCCAGAGTCTGCGAATTATTGCTGATTAAATTACACAAGATCCTGGCATATGTACCAGGTCTGTATTCAACTACAGGAGCAAGATTATTTAATATATTTGCAATAATATAGGTATTAGATTTACCATCAGACAAATCAATGGTAAAAATCAAAGGTCTTGATTCTATTCTGTTATCTACATACTCTTTAGTAGCAGCGTCTTGAGTAGATATAGGATCTTGAAGACCGGTGATTCTAGGAGACCCAATTAGTGCTACATTTCCAGAACCATCTGGCTCTAATTCAATGTCAAAATTTGTACTCACAGTACTGATTCTGTGATTTTCCAGTCTCATCTGCGTAACTGCAGGAACACCCGGTCCAATGTTAACTACGGTCTGTGTACCAAAGGAACTAACTCCCGGAATACTAGTGATAGAAGAGCCTAGACTGTTACCATCTATTACCTTGGTGCCGCCAATATATACTGCTCGGCCAGCAGCTAAATTCAGCGTTTCGGATATGTCAAGCCAATTACTGCTATTGTTGTAGGCTATGGTTTTATCTGTAGATGCTTTGATAGTGATGCCTGCACCATCGGCTGTGACGTTTGTAGGATTGGTAACATTGGCTATGACTATGTTTTTATCTTCTATTGCCACTGTGGTAGTGTTTATGGTTGTGGTTGTGCCTTCAACTGTAAGATTTCCATTTACTATCAGATCTCCGCCTGTGGTCACTGTACTACCTATGAACCCCGAATACAAACTCACCGTTCTTGTAGATGCATTGATCTCAAAAGCTGTTTCCTGCGTAATACCTTTACGCACACTGAATCCAATATTCTTATCTGTCGCAGAATTACTTAATAGCACGTTTCCGGAGTTAACAAATAGATTTGCCTGGCCCGCTGATCCTACCACTACACCCAAATCACTAGTGATCTGTAGTTGACCATTTATACTGTTAGACGTGTCAGTTCGAACATACGTAGTGGCCGGTGCTCCACCTAAACTGTCACTGTTGGTGCAGGTTGCACGTATTTTAAAATTTGCTAGAGAACCTGCATTAAATCCAGGTGCAATACTGCCCGTAAAACCTATAATTTCTATTTTAGGTGTAAAGCTGTCTTTGGCAAAAATTCCTAACAGTACACCATTATTATACAGACTAGTTATTACTCTGGTCTGGTTAAGTGTATCTAGAATAGTGTCAATTCTAAGTCCACTGAGTCCTTGCACACTGCTGTAAACTGGCGCAAGCAATACAGCCGTGGCACCATCAAAAAAGTATAATTGTTCCCCAACGTTATCATACCAAAGGTCGCCTGCGGCCAATGTGGTTGGTTGAGAGCTTGATACTGTGGCTGAACTTACAGGAACAAAAGTAACACCGTTGTAGACTTTTAATTTTGATTGACTAGCATCATACCATATTTGGCCTTTTATAGGACGTATGGGTGCGGTGGTGCTGGAAAAATGTTCTAGCAATTTGATAAGGTTTTCGTTGAATGCTTCGCCGAATCCGCTGTAATTTTTTCCTATGAGAGTGATATCAGTGGAAAGACTGTCAATCTGTCCGTCTGCCACAGTTGCTACAATTGTACCGTCAGTTTTATTAATTTGATATGCCATGTTTTACTCTGTTAAAAAGCTGGTGGACCTGATCTTATGATATAATTTAATGCCAAGAAAGGATTCATCAATCCCACTGGTGTAGCTAATGTCACACCTAAAGGTTTTTTTACTCCGCCGCTGTCTTTGAGATATTGCGCTTGTCCAGGGGCTGTCGGCCCAGGTCCAGAAGTTGCCAATGGATCTAATGTTGCGGTTAATGCCACTGCTGAATAATCCTGCGTGGAGGTCGACAAAGAATGACTGTGTTCTGGTAGATTTGATAACGTTAGAGCAGTAGAACTTTGTCCTGCTGTTCCACCAAGTATCGTTGCTTGGACGTCAGGAACACGACCCGCTGTGCCACCTCCTGCATCTACATACCCACCCGTTACAATTGGCACAGTTCCCGCATTATCCATGTTATCCTTGCCAAGTGGAAATCTACCCCTTAGATCAGGAATTCGAAATGTGTTTACTCCCACCAATGCAGCAGCACCGTTATACAAGTTACCGATGACATCAAATAGGTCTGAGAATTTTGCTCTTTCAATTTCTGATCCATCACAAAATAAATAACCGTTGGGAGCAGTTGACCCTGTATAAGGCAAGATAGCACCTATTGGTACTGCTAAATCACCAAGAAACACTTCTCTAGTTTGTTTAAGTAGACCAGAACTAGCTAACGTACTTTCGCTGGGTCTATAGGTTAAAACAAAATCGCCTTTTTTGCCAATATTAGGTGTGGGAGTATCTTTTCCTGCAATAATGTTTGCAGTAAGAGTAGCATTAAGAATTTTTGTAGAACTGCCTACTTGGCCGTCAAATTGCACAGCAGGTGAAATGACATCACCTGCTAATTGAAAACTGGTAATTGTACTGAGTGCTGTGGCAGTATTGGCATTGCCGCTGATGTTACCGTCAAGCACTCCCTGTATAGTGTCTGCTATAATTGTTTTAGCACGTATGTTGTTGTAGCGTCGAGTGACAGTACCTATATCATATGTGTTAGTGAGTTTTGGAAGAATGGTAGTTGTCTGCAGGGGACCAGTGACGTCAATACCCTCACCGACAATAATATTTTTAGCGACTGCAATACCGCCCTGTGTAATGATACTGCCATTATTTAAATTAGTACTAGCGGCAGGGTTGGTAGTTGTAAAGGATCCTGTAATTTTAGCATTGCCCTGTATATCCAATGCCTCTAGTGGATTGCTTTGATTAATACCAATTTTGTCATCGACGACCCTTAAGATTGTTGACGGAATACCATTTCGATTGGTCTGTAAATCAATAGAACTACCAGCAGATGAGTTATAGATGTTACTAGATGTTGCAGTAGCAGATAACTTGAAAGTTTCATCGGCTCCGATTGAGATACCGTTGTTGTTTTTTATTTTAATTTCAAAATTTGTGGTATTAATTACATCTGATCTAAGGAATTTGCCTGCTTGTACTTCTACACCAGAAATAGATAACGCTTCTGCATTTCTTGCTGTGCCGTTCAGCACAGGTAAAAAACCTCCCACAAAATTTGCAATTTCGCCTGAAGTAGTAGGAGTACTGATGTTTATACCAGATTTGATAATATCGAATCCGGTTATCAAAGTCTTTGGTGTAAAACTGTCTTTGCTGAATACAATTACTGGGATGTCAGCAATATAAAATGTAAGAATAAATCTATCTAAGTTATCAGCATCGGAAATTTTTTCTATGACCGGTCCATATCTTAAACCGCCTACTGAGCTTTCAGTAGGGCCAACTAAAATCCATCTTGTGCCAGTAAATATACGCAACTGTTGATTTGTGGTATCTACCCAAAGTTCTCCAACCTTGCTGTTTTCTACCGCAGGTTGACTAACACCTTTTTGTATTCCGGACGCGGCCTTCCATGCAGTGTTATCCCATATTTTTAGAGTCTGTGTGCCGCCTGTGCTGTCATACCAAAGCTGTCCTTCTACAGGATTTATTGGCTGGTTGGTAGATGCAAAATTTTCTAAGAGTGATAAGAAATTCTCTGCGATGATCTGCCCGTAACCTGTAACATTTCTTCCAGGAAAAGTCAAGCTGGTGTCTGTGCTAGAAGTATTATCAAATACTGTGATTGGACTTTTATTTTCTTTGTCTGTAAAATTAACAATATATGGCATAATTATATCTCAGTGAATCCGGTCAAACTCTGCACACGTATAGTGTAGTCAATCTGCAGCAGTCTATTGAGACTTTTCTGCACAGGGTGAAATACCACATGTGTAAGTAATTTTCCTTCAGTGCCATCTTGGCCAATACTTTTTAGTCCCAATTCATCAAACACAAATTCACCATCCATATCAACACTGTTGTCAAATGCTTCTTGTTCTAATGGTTCTCCGTAATCTAGTAGGCAGCTGATTACAATATCACTGTAGGTTGCGCCACTGATGTGCCTAATTTCCATTTTATTTCTCACAGGGTCTTGATTTTCGATAGCGTTTTGATCAACTACTTTTTGATAAGTTTGATTATAAAGACTAGAATTAACACCAATAGTATTTGGTGTAAGGTAAGTTATAAGACCTGTAGGATCTACTGTGGTGCCACCTGTACCAAAAATCATCTGATACACCGTGCCGTATCCTTGATTGCTAAGACTATTCACCATGGCTACACTCATATTTTCATAGTGTATAGCGTTGCGTTTATCAACAAAAATTTCTTTTGTTTCAGGATCGTGGATTTTGATGTGTCCTTGGAAATTAAATCCGCCAGTTTCATTAGGACGAGATTGTGTATTTTGAACTGATTGATCTTGATTATTTGGCATTTTTATCTCTTTTTGTTCCATCATGTATTTATTCAGGTATCGTGGTAGTCT